CAGGAAAAGGCCTACACCCGGGGCTACGCCCACAGCAAGAACCTGAAGCAGCCAAGAATTACATACGCAGACCACAAGCTCAGCCGGCGCGCCATGCAGCAGATTAGCCAGGACATGCAGACGCGGGGAACGGAGATCCTGGAGAAGCTGTATCCGGGGTATCAAACTGCGGAAGCTCCGCAGGTGCGGGTGAGCGGATTCGTGCCGGGCGGATACATGCTGGCGCGGATGATCAGACGGACAGATCCATAGCGGAAAACCGAACACCTTCCCCAGGAAGAAACTGGGGAAGGATTTTGGGCGTATCATTTTTCAGGCCGCCTCGCACGCACGCGGGCGGTTTATTGTAGGGCTTCCTCCGACAGGGGGGAGTTATTTTTTGATTGGGGAGTATGGTAGCATAAGCCCGAAAAATGGACAGAAAGGAGGATTCTACAGACATGGCTGAGATTGACTGGAACGCGCTGCAGGTGGAATACGTAACGGGCAAGATCAGCCTGAGGAAGCTGGCCGAAAAGCACGGGATCAGCGAGAACACGCTGGAGAACCGGAGCCGGAAGGAGAAATGGAGCGACCAGCGACGGAAATACCGCGGAAAAGTGACGGCAAAATCGGTGGCGCGCGCGAGCGCGAGGGAGACCCGGCGCCTCAGCTCCCTGCAGAGCAGCGCAACCCGGATGTGCGCCCAGATCGAGAAGCTGATGAAGGACGCGGAGAAGCAGCTGTTCACCCATGTGGCCGTGGTGGGCACGGGGGACGGGAAGAGCAAAATCGAGGCGGTGCAGCTGGAAGTGGTGGACGACCACAAGCTGCTGAACCTGACCAAGGCGATGAAGGAAGCGACGGGCGTGATGCGGGATCTGTACGGCATCGCGACCGCGGCCCAGAAAGCCCAGATGGAGCTGGCCCGGGAGGAGCTGGAGATCAAAAAGCGGGCCCAGGCAGCCAGGGAGAAAGAGGGCGAAGCCGTGGAGGGCATCGACGTGGTATTCAAGAGCGACACGATGGAAGGATACACGGAATGAGCCGGGTGCAATGGGTATTCGGGGAGCCGAACCCAAAACAGGACGCGGTGATGCGCCTGCGGAACCGGTACATCGCCTACGGCGGGGCCCGCGGCGGCGGGAAAAGCTGGATGATCCGAAAATGGTCTATCCTGAACTGCCTGCGGTATCCGGGGCTGAAGGTGCTGATCATCCGCGCTACCTACAGTGAGCTGGAGAAGAACCACATCCGCCCCATGCGGGAGGAAACGCGGGAATTTGCCCGGTACAACGAGCAGAAGAAGCTGCTGACCTTCATCAACGGCAGCACCATCGAGTTTGGATACTGCTCCAACGAGAAGGACATGGAGCGGTACCAGGGCGGAGAGTGGGATCTGATCTTCATCGACGAGGCCAGCAACATTCCGGAGGAGTGCATCCGGAAATTCATCCCCTGCGTCCGCGGCGTGAACAATTTCCCGAAGCGCACCGTATACACCCTGAACCCGGGCGGACGGAGCCATCACTATTTCAAGCGGCTGTTCATCGACCGGGACTTCCGGGACGGGGAGAATCCGGAGGACTACGCCTTTGTGCAGGCGCTGGTGCAGGACAACGCGGCGCTGATGCAAAGCCAGCCGGAATACCTGCGGGATCTGGAAGCGCTGCCGGACAAGCTCCGGAAAGCCTGGCTCGAGGGCCGGTGGGACATTTTCGAGGGCCAGTTTTTCGAAGACTTCCTGGCAACGCCGGACGCAGCGGGCCGGTGCCACGTGATCGATCCGTTTCCGCCAAGGCCGGAGTGGCCCATCTGGCACACCTATGACTACGGGAGAAACAAGCCGTTTTCGGTGGGATGGTGGACGATGGACCCGGACGGCGTGGCCTACCGGATCATGGAATGGTACGGATGCGGGAAGGAACCGAACACAGGACTGTACATGAGCGCGGAGGAACAGTTTGCGGAGGTGCACCGAATCGAAAGCACGCATGAATGGCTGCGCAGGCGGAGAATCCGCGGATGGGCTGATCCGGCCATCTGGATTACGGAAGGAACCAGCGGGAAGAGCATCGCCGATGTGGCGGCGTATCACGGCGTTTTCTTCGACAAGGGCGTCAACGACCGGATCAACGGATGGGCGGAGTTTCATAACCGGCTGTACTTTGACGAGCAGGGAAAGAGCATGTTCTACGTGTTCCGGAACTGCACGGGATTCATCCGGACGATTCCGACACTGGTGTACGACGAATACAAGGTGGAGGATCTGGACACCGAGGGCGAGGATCATATCGCGGACGAAAGCCGGTATTTCTTCGTGGCGAACCCGCTGAAGCCGAGGATCCGGATGCCCAGGGTGCGGATGCTGCCGCAGAACGACCCGCTGGAGATGTACGAGAGCACGCGAAGAGCGATGAGGAGGAGATAATATGCCGGACAGGAATGGAGGAAACAACACAATACCCCCGCAGAATCCGAGAAGGATCGGGATCTATCAGCCGCCGTCGGGCCTGTGGCCGGAGCCGGGCATGGAGCTGCCGGTGGATCCGGCGGGCATGGCGGATGTTCCGGGAATACCGGGAATGCCGGTGGCGCGGGAACAGAAGATGACCGTCGACCGGCTGCGGCGGGCCAACGAGCTGCTGAACAAATACAAGGCGGGAAAGGCCCAGCAGGACGCCCGCGTGGTGGAGAACGAGAAATGGTACCGGCAGCGGCACTGGGAGATGATCCAGGGGAACGACGGGAACCAGAGTCCCCGGTATAAGACCCGGACGGCCTGGCTGTTTAACAGCCTGAACATCCTGCACAGCGACGCTATGGACGCCTATCCGCGGCTGAACGTGCTGCCCCGGGAGCAGGAGGACGAGGAAGAGGCGAAGCGCCTGAGCAGCATCATTCCCGTGGTGCTGAAGCAGAACGACTTCAAGAGCGTCTACAGCGAGAATACCTGGCGGAAGGGCCGCAGCGGCACAGGCGTGTACGGGATCTTCTGGGACAGCGAGAAGCTCAACGGCATGGGCGACATCAGCGTGCAGCCGGTGGACGTGCTCAACCTGTTCTGGGAGCCGGGAAAGGACGATATCCAGAAGAGCGCCAACGTGTTCCATGTGGAGATGATCGAGCGGGAAGCGCTGCGGAACAAATACCCGCAGCTGAATGAACAGGCCATCCAGGGAGAGAGCTTCCGCCCCAGGGCCTACGACACCGAGGACAACGAGCGCGGCGAGGACAAGGTGGCCGTGGTGGACTGGTACTACAAGGCCACAGGCGGCGGGCGGACGGTGCTGCACTACTGCAAGTACGTGGGGACGACCGTGCTGTACGCCAGCGAGGACGACTATAACGAGGTGCCGGGAAAACCGCCCCGGGCGGAAGCGGGATGGTACGAACACGGGCTGTATCCGTTCGTGATGGATCCGTTCTACCCCGTGGAGGGATCGCCCGCGGGATTCGGCATGATCGACGTCAACAAGCACACCCAGGAAGACGTGGATCTGATGCAGAGCGCCATCGTGACCAACACCAACATGCGGGCGTATCCGCGGTACGCCATGCGCAGCGACGGCGGCGTGAACGAGGAGGATTTTACCGACTGGACGAAGCCGATCATCAAATACGAGGGCAACAGCCTGAGCAACGACCTGGAGCCCATCGTGATTCCGGACATGCCGGGCACCTGCGTGACGGTGCTGAACAACACGGTGGAGATGCTGAAGCAGACCAGCGGCAGCACGGATTTCGCGACCGGCCGGAGCAGCGGCGGCGTGACGGCGTACAGCGCCATCGCGGCGCTGATCGAGACCGCGGGCAAGAACACAAAGGCTTTCAGCGAGGGCAGCTACCGGGCCTTTGAGCGCATCGGGCTGCAGGTGCTGGAGCTGATCCGCCAGTTCTACGACTTCGACCGGCAATTCCGCATCGAGGGCGAGGCGGGGAAGATGGAATTCATCCAGTACAACAACGCGCAGCTGCAGAAGCGGGCGCTGGGGATGACGCTGGACGGGCAGGAAATGTATCGGCTGCCCCTGTTCGACCTGGATATCTCCGCGGAAAAGGAAACCACCTACACCCGGCTGGCCCGGAACGAGCTGGCCAAGGAGCTGATGGGCATGGGCGTGTTCAATCCGCAGATGGTGGATCAGAGCCTGATGATGCTGGATATGATGGATTTCGACGGAAAGGAGAAGCTGATTGGCAAACTGCAGGAGATGGGCACGCTGGCGGAGAGACTGGCGTACTTCCAGCAGATCGCGCTGGCACTGGCCCAGAAGCACGACCCGGCCATGGCGGAGCAGATCGCGCAGGCCATCATGCAGCAGGCCCAGGGCGGCATGGCCCCGCAGATCGGCGCGCCGGACACCGGCCCGAAGATCCGTCAGGACGCCATCACGGGCGTACAGACCAAGGAGCACGCCAACGGCGCGAAAGCCCGCGGGCTGGTGGATAACGCGACAAAACCGAGCTAAGGAGGAGAAAAGATGATCAACGTATTTTATTGGCCCCGGGATCAGCGGCTGGTGATGACCGGGCACGCGGAGCACAAGGGAAACTACAGCCCCGTGGTATGCGGAGCGGCCAGCGCGCTGTTCTACGCGCTGTGCACGACCAGCAATGGATTTCTGAAGTACAAATGGCTGAAGGGCAGGTACCATCTGGATGAAAAGGGCATGGCATACTGCAAGATGTGGCCGAAGAAGCGGTACTTCAAGCGGACCCGCGTGGCTATCGGCATGTGCGTCGGCGGGCTGATGATGCTGGCAGACAAATATCCCCATCTGGTGCGGGTGGAAGTTCTGAACGCATGGAATCACGAAAGCATCGGGAATTTCGACGACAGAACGGTGCTGGAGGAAGCCGCTCAGGGGGGAGTTACATATCTGCGTAAATTTTGCTACGATATGCTTAAGGGTCGCCCACTTCAAGGGCAGAAAGGGAACAAAAATGAAAAAGCTGGAAATGAGACTTGATCTTTTTGGCGAAGGTGACGAAGGAATGACCGCCAGCGGCGGAGAAACCGCAGCACCGGCCGAACAGACAGCGCCAGCGCAGGAGGGTGTAAACGCGCAACCCCAGCGCGAAGGGAGACGGCCGAACATCTTCCCCGCGGTACCCAAAGCAGACGTGCAGCGGGTGAGACCGGAGAGAAGCACGGCCCGGCAGATCCCCACTGCCCCGGCGGCAGGACAGCCGCAGCAGCCGCAGGCCCAGCAGGCCCCGGCGGAGACCTGGGAGGAAGTGAAGAAGCGGTACAAGGCCGAATATGGCGCGGACGTGAAAGCGGCGGTGGACGACCGCTTCCGCAATCAGGCCGACCTGAGCGGGAGGCTGAACAGCGCCATGCAGGTGCTTTCTTCCATTGCTCCGTTCTACGGCATCAATGCCGACGAGGCGGGAAACATCGATCTGGAGAAGCTGACCAAGGCCATCCAGGACGACGACCGCTTCTATGAACAGAGCGCCCTGGAAAAGGGCATCCCCGTGGAGACGGAAAAGCACATCCGGCAGCTGGAGATGCAGGAGAAGCAGCGGCAGATGGAAGCCCGGCGGAGCCTGGAGCAGGAGCGCCTGCGCGCGCACCTGACCAACCTGCGGCAGCAGGAGGCCGAGCTGAAACAGGAATTCCCGGACTTCGATCTGATGACCGAGGTGCAGAGCAATCCCGCGTTCGCCCGCATGACCGCGCCGGACGGCGGTCTGACCGTACGCCAGGCCTATATGGCCATCCATGGCGACGAGCTGATGCACCGTCAGTCCCAGGCCATCGAGGAAAGAACCAAGCAGAACATGAGCCGCGCCATCCAGGCGGGCGCGATGCGTCCCCAGGAGAACGGCATGACCGGCAACGGCGGAGGACTCCAGAGCCTGGATCCCGCGCACATGACGCGGGAGCAGCGGATGGAGATCCGAAGACGGGTACGAGCGGGAGACAGAATCGCGTTCAAGTGACGATTTCTCCCGCGGAAGGGAGAAAAATGAAAAAGATTTGGAATCTGATCAGCATGGTGATGCTGCCAGTGACCATGATCCTGAACCTGTTCGGGGAGGGCGACCTGGTCAACACCACCGTGGGATACAGGAATACGAACAACGGTACCACACAGGCCTTTGACAGCAGCTATACGCTGGAGCCGGGCCTGAAGACCTACTACGACACGGAGCTGCTGGAGAACAGCCGGGAGAAGCGCATCTACGCGCAGTTTGGCCAGCGGCAGCCCCTGCCAAAGAACCGCGGCAAGACCGTGGAATGGCGCAAGTGGAAGACCCTGCCTCCGGCCATGAAAGCGCTGGTGGAGGGCGTAAACCCCAAGGGCCGGAAGATGGGCGAAATCGCCATCACCAAGACCATCAGCCAGCACGGCGACTACGTGGAAAAGACGGATGTGCTGGATCTGCACTACTATGACAACGTGGGCCAGGCCATCACCGAAGAGCTGGGCAGCGCGGCCGCTCAGACCATGGATCTGCTGATCCGGAACGAGCTGCTGACCGGCACCAACGTGATGGTGGCGGACACCATCGGCGCAGGCGGCGCGGTGACGGAAAACAGCGTGCGCTGGAAGCTGGCGGGAGAAGCGTTCCTGACCCCGGACATGGTGGCCCAGGTGGCGACCAAGCTGGAAGCAGACAAGGCTCCCATGCTGGACGGGCGCTATTATGTGGGCGTCATCCATCCCTACGCCAAATACGACCTGCGGAAGAGCGAATACTGGACGGAAGTGCATGAATACGCGGCCGTCGAGGAGATCTTCAACGGGGAAATCGGCGAGCTTCACGGGATCCGGTTCATGACCACCACCAACGCTCCGATATTCGCGCCCAAGACGCTGTTCAGCGATGCGCAGCGCTATCTGACCGTCGCTTCCTATTCCGGAAGCGCGAGCGATTCCAGCGCGACCGCGGGCGTGAGCACCGCCTACTGCATCACGGTTTCCGAGACCCTGACCGAGGACATCGGCAAGGCGCTGGTGGGCCGCTGCATGCTGCTGGAGCAGAGCGGAGCCAACAAGGAGCTGATGGAGATCGCGGGCGTGAGCTACGCCAGCAAGAAGATCTACCTGGCCAAGGCACCCACCAACACCCCGGCCCAGGGCAACTACCTGAACCCCGGCGAGGGCGGCGACGAGATCCACTCCACCGGAAAGCAGGTGGCGGTATTCGCCAGCCTGTTCTTCGGGAAAGACGCGTTCGGAATCATCGATCCGGACGGCGCGGGCCTGGAATTCATCTACCACGACAAGCGCGTGGCGGGCGGACCGCTGGAGCTCAAGAGCACGGCGGGCTACAAATTCGAATTTGCTGCCAAGATCCTGTACGAGGAGCGCCTTGTACGCCTGGAGCATCTGAGCAAATACTCAGGAACCGCCCAGGACGTGCTGGACAGCTACGAGGACGGATACGACGAGCAGTACGCCTGATCATTAAAACGGCGGGGACAGGTTTAATACCCTGTCCCCTGCCTGATATTTTGGAGGGAATGAAAAATGGCAAGCAATACGGCGAAAAACAAGGAAACCGAAGTGACTCAGGAAACCGAAGTGACCCAGGAAACCGGCATCGACGTGACGACTCAGCGGGTGAAGATCATGCTGCCCCGGCCGCGCCCCGGCGAGGAAACCCAGCGTTTTTTCAGCAATGGGCGGGAAAACGTGCTGGTGAAATGCGGCGTGGAAGTGGAGGTGCCCTACTGGGTGGCCGAGCGCTGGCGGCAGAGCGAGGCCGCGGAGCTGAAGGCCTACAACTACGAGACCGCCACCGAGAAACGGGCAGGCGCGTTTTAATCGGAGGTAAGCGGCTGTGAATGTGATGCAAATCCTGGCGGAAGTGGATATGAAATATCCGAACGACGTGGAGCTGGCCCACAAATGGGGCTGGATCACGACGCTGGAGAAGCAGCTGCTGGACGAATGTCTGATGACCCATGAGATCAGCGAGGCGGAACAGCAGAAAGCGGCGGAGATCTTCGCCATGAAGGACTTGGACCGGGACTATGAGCCCCTGGCGCAGCCGCCCTATTACGAGGTGTACGTGCATTTCGTGGGCATGCAGATCGCCCTGGTAAACACGGACACCGATCAGTATGAAAACGAGCAGACGCTGTACAACAACGCGCTGCTGACCTATAAAAACTGGTTCAACCGCACACACAGGGCCAGGGGCAGCAAGCTGAAATGGAGGTTCTGAGATGTATTACCCGCCGCTGAAGAGAAAAAGCGCACAGCAGGTGGTGACCGCCACCTTCGGAGGCATCAACCGCGCTGAAAAGATCGGCGACGGCGAATTTGCGCAGGCCATGAACCTGAGCACCCGGGAATATCCGATGCTGTGCCCGCGGAAGCCGCGGGGACACGTGGCGACCCTGAGCAGCCCCGGCGGCATGATCGCCAAGGACAAGCTGTGCTGGGTGGACGGGAACAAGGTGTACTACGACGGCGCGGCGGTGGCAGGCATTACGCTTTCCACCGCCGCGGCCGACTGGCCCAAGCGCATGGTGGGCATGGGCGCGTATGTGGTGATCTTCCCGGATAAAGTCTATTTCAACACCGTGGATCCGACGGACTGCGGAAGCCTGGAGGACGAATTCCAGAGCAGCGGAAGCGTGACATATTCCATCTGCCGGATGGACGGGACGGATTATCCAAGCATCATCGCCAGCGACACCGAGCCGGAGGACCCGCAGAACGGGGACTACTGGATCGACACCACCGGCGACCAGCACCGGCTGATGGTTTACAGCTACACCTACGGCACCTGGACGCAGATCTACAGCGTATACACCCGGATCGGCATGACCGGGATCGGAACCCACTTCAAAGAGGGGGATACGGTGGAGATCAGCGGGATCGCGGCGAATCCGACCATCCCCACCGGCACAAAGACGAAAAGCGGCAAAAAGCTGCGCGTCACGGACGCGCTGGCGGGGAACGCGAGCTCTGTGGTAATCACCCAGGAGCCGGTGCGGCAGGGCAGCGGCACGGCCAGCGAGTATAACGAGCGCAATTTCGAGAGCTGGAGCGGGGTGAAACTGTATGTATCCCCCCGGGGCACGGAAGAGGACGCGATACAGAGAACCGCTTCGTGGGCGTCGCCGCTGTACGGATTTGAAATAAACCTGACAACCGGCGTGCTGACCGTCAGATACGCGCATATCGCCAGCTATGACGGAGAGACCCTGCCGGGGAAATGGTGGAGCAGCCGGGACGAATACAGCCCGGGAAAGACGCCCAGCACCGGCGCGGAAGTCGTGTATGAAACGACGGCCAGCACATCCAGCCAGACGGGGCTGACGGTGCCACTGCAGCGGGGCGTCAACGTCGTCTGGGCGGACGCCGGGGAAGTGGCCGTAACCTACGGGTATTACGACACGGCCTATGAAAAGGCCATCGGACAGCTGGCGGAGATGAACGGCAGCCAGTATGTCTACGCGGCCGGGGATGACTGGATCGTGATCCTGGGGCTGCTGGACAGGGCGATGACGCAGACCACCGGAACGGTCACCGCCGAGCGAAAATGCCCGGATATGGAATTCGTCATCGAGAACGACAACCGGCTGTGGGGCTGCCATTATGGAGAAGACGCGGACGGGAAGATGATCAATGAGATCTACGGCTGCAAGCTGGGAGATTTCAAGAACTGGCGCGTGTACCAGGGAATCAGCACGGACAGCTACGCCGTTTCCCTGGGCAGCGACGGGCCGTTCACCGGGGCCATCGCCTACGGCGGCATGCCCATGTTCTTCAAGGAAAACTGCGTGCACAAGCTGTACGGCAACCAGCCGAAGAATTACCAGGTGATGACTACGCAGATGCGGGGCGTGCAGAAGGGCAGCGAAAGAAGCCTGGTCATCGTGGACGGGACGCTGCTGTACATGAGTCCCACGGGCGTGGAAGCCTACGACGGCAGCCTGCCGACGGCCATCGGCACGATGCTGGGGGACGCGGATCGCGGGCAAGCGGTGGCGGGCGCCCTGGACAGCCGGTATTACATGGCCTGCAGGGAGGGAAACGCGAATCACCTGTACGTGTACGACCTGCGCCGGGATATCTGGACGGAGGAGGACGGGCCCGCGGCCCTGGCCTTCGTGCCCTATGAGAACGATCTGTACCTGCTGGACGGGGAAACCGGGAAGATCCTCACCATGACCGGGACGGCGGGAGAGCCGGAGGGACAGGTGCAATGGATGGCGGAGACAGGCCTGCAGGGCTGGGAGCAGGTGAACCAGAAGTACGTGACCCGGTACAACATCCGGGCCAAGCTGCCCGCCGGCACGATGCTCAAATGCAGCCTGCAGTATGACAGCGCCGGGCGATGGTGGGAGAAGCTGCACCGGGAGAACTACTCAGCCAGCACCCGGACGCTGCTGATGCCGGTCTACCCGAAGCGATGCGACCACATCCGCATGCGGATCGAGGGGCGCGGGGAGATCAAGATCTTCAGCATTGCGCGCCTGATGACGAACGGAGGCGACGGACAGCGTGGCTAAGGTAAACCTGACATTGCCCAACCTGGAGCTGGACAAGCTGAACGACAGCCAGGTGATCCGGAAGATCGCCAGCTATCTCTACATCCAGAACGAGCAGCTGCGGTACGAGCTGACGCATATCGACGAGGACAACATGTCTTCCGAGAGCACGACCACCGTCCAGGGCATGACGCAGGCCCAGATGCAGAAAGCCATCGAGGAGGCCGCGAAGAAGAGCCAGGACATTGATCTGAGCAGCAACACCATCATTATCAACCTGCAGCGCAGGCTGGACAACCTGGGAAAGCTGCAGGCGCAGGACGCCAGCATGATCACCCGGATTACCCAGGAGCTGGGAACCAAGGTGAGCACGACGACCTATAACGCGGGGCTGGCCGGACTGAAAGCGCTGATTAACGGGAATACATCCCTGATCAGCGGGCTGAACACCAATCTGGGGCAGCTTGTGACGAATCTCGGCAGCCTGAGCAACAGCTACAGCGGGCATAAGCATCAGCTCAGCATTGACGCGAACGGCGTCATCAGCATGGGAGGGCCAAGGGCATCAGTCACAAACCCTAATATATCCGCCACCGCGTATTTCATACAGCGGCTGGCGGATGCAAGACCACACAGCATCGCGGCAATCACCCTAACGGTTACAAACTATTCCGGTGATGTGACGGTATTCTGCCTGGATGACGAGGAATTCGACGTTCCAATTGTGATTGATGCGACCACAGTATATCAAAACGGCCA